TGTGGACCTTCCACCACCCCGTCATCCCGTTGAGGCAGGCGGCGGCGACGAAGTCTTCGACCTCGACCACCTTTTCGACGGCGAACCGGCGGCCCTTGACGATGATGGCGTCGCGGACGTGCGGGGGCGCGTCGCGCGGCGGCGTGAACTCGATGCGACACATACTCACGGCAGCACCTCGAACTCCGCGGTGACGGTGCCCTCGAAGGTTCCGCCGGAGCCCGCGTGGGCCAGGACGGCCGACAGCGGGGCAGCGCGGGTGATCTCGATCGCGGAGCCGACGCCGGTGACGCTGAACGACCGGGTGGTGCCAGCGGTGAAGGCGGTGGCGGCGGAGGTCAGCGAGGTGACCACCGAGGAGCCGCCCACCTGCACGTCAACGGTGCGGTAGTCGGTGCCGTTGGCGGCGAGGGTCGCCTGCGGCATCACCTGCACACTCAGGAGCTTCCACTTGGAGCCCTGGCCGCTGGAGGCGGAGGGCGCCGGGAAGTACTGGGTGTGCGCGGTGGTGCCAGTCTTCGCGAGAGTGACGGAGAGGCGGAAGGTTTCGGCCATGATTTCCTCAGATGTTGAACAGGGCGACGGCGTCGGTCTGCGTGGACAGACCATCATGCACGAGGATGCCGGAGCGCTGGAAGCCGATGTAGCGGGCCCGGCGGTGGGCTTCGGTCACGTCCCAGTCATCGGCGCGGTTGGCCTCTTCGGCGTGGTACCAGCCGGCGGGGCGGACGTAGACAGCCGAGTTGCCCTTGTTGCTGCCCGTGTACAGACCGGTGGTGGTGTCGAAGTCCTTGCCCATGCACTCGGACAGCACGACCGGGGTGCCGGCGATGGTGGCGATCTGGCCGGCGTTGATCGTGGCCGCGGCCCCGGACTTGTCGACGGTCAACAGGTTGGCCATCGGCAGGATCGAGGAGTACAGCGCGTTCAGGCCGATGATCATCACGACCGAACCGGGATCGGCGCCGGTGCCAGCCCCGAAGTAGGTCATGGCCGAGAAGTGGTCGGCCATGTCGAAGTTGCCGCCCGCGGTCACCATGGCCGACTGATCGGCGGCGTGGGCCCGGAAGCCCAGGTAGGACTTGATCAGCGCGGCGGACTCCGACAGGGTGCCGGCGGTCAGAAGGCTGTTCATCGTCCAGGTCGAGAGGGTGTCCTGGTGCGTGCCGGCCGTGTCGCCGTGGAGCAGCGCGATCTCCAGGGTCAACAGGTCGCCCTCGTTGAGCCACTGGTTGATGAAGCCGACGGGATCGGTGAGGACGAGGCCGCCCTCGGTGAGCCAGTTGACGTCGACAAGCGCCTGAATGGTGCGGTTGACGGTGCTGATCGTCTCGTCGCCGGTGGTGAAGTCGGACGACTGGACGCGGGCCGGATCGTTGCTGATCTTGCCCACCACGCGACTGAGCGCGCGGCCGGTGACCTTCGGGGCCTTGAAGCTGGACGCGGGCGCGGCGACGGAGCGGATCAGGCCGGGGACACGGCGGGTCAGCTCGATCGGCCGCTGGATGGTCGACAGGGTGGGGGTCGCCAGAAGCTCCGAGCCGGCGCCGGTGGCACCGTTCACGGCGCGCTGAAAGGACTCGGCGCTGGCGAAGGTCTCGGCGGCCCAGCGACCGATCCGGCCGGGCATGGCGCGGAAGGCGGTGACCACACCAGCACGGGCGCGGCGCAGGGCCTCAGTCGACCGACCGGCATTGAAGCGCGAGGCCAGGACGTAGGAGAGGGCGTAGGAGGCGAAGGCCCGGCGGAGATCGTCGTGCTCGGGGCCGCGGCTCACCGGGTCCGTCAACAGTCCGCGCACGGGCAGATCGATCGTGTCGCCGCCGATGTGGGCGGTGGTGTTGAAGTTGCCGAGGTTGAGCTTGCCATCGGCGCTGAAGTAGCGATCGAGGTCCGACCGGTGGCCGGGGACGGCGCTGGCGCTGGCGTCGAGCTGGCGACCGCGGGCCAGGAGGGGGGCGATCTCGCGCTTCATGCTCTCGATGCCGTCGGCGCTGGCGGCGCCGGCGAGGATCGCGGATCGGTGGGCGTTGAACAGCGCGGCGATGGCGCCCGCGTTGCTGATGTCGGCGGGGGTGACCTCCCGCTCCAGGGCGCCGTCGAGGGCGTCTTCGTTGTGCTCGGCCATGGTCAACTCCGCAGGATGTGGTCGATGGAAAGGAGGGCGGGATCAAGCGCCACGGGGGGCGCGGTGGTCTGTGTCGCCAGTCGCGCCTCAAGGGCAGCGACGCGGCGGGTGAGGGCGCCGATCAGGGGGTCGGTGGCCCGAATGGCCTGCGAGCCGAGGTAGGCGCGCACGGTCGGGTCTGCGCTGGCGAGGCGGTAGAGGCGGGCCAGGACGTCGGGGCTGGTCGGGACCGCGCCCCCGGCGGTGAGGGCGCCGGCCGAGCGGGCGGCGCTGTCGATGATCCGACTGGTCACCACGGCGCGCGGATCGGCGGGGGTCGACACCAGGGAGCACTCGATCAGCCGGTTGGGGCTCTTCGCGCTACCCATCACAGAGCCCTCGCGGGCCTCGCCGCAGTCGCCATCCTCGGGGGCCCGGTAGAACGGATCGCCGGGGTCCAGATCGCCGCGGCGCACCATCTCCCCGGGCTGCCAGCCGACCGACACGGCGCGCAGGATGCCCTCGCGGATCATCTCGCGCAGCTCGATCGCGTGGCCGTTGGTGGCGCTCATGCGGGCGCGGCCGACGAGAGACCGGCCGCCGGGGAGGTCCCGCACAGCGAGGTCTTCCCACTGGCCGCGAAGCTGCCCGGGGTCATGCGACCACAGGACCGGGACACCGACAGAGGCGGCCCGATCGAGGTCCCAGTGCTGGCGGACCACATGACCGTCGGTGGCCTCGCCCTCAGTCGACAGGATGAAGGCGGGCCGATCGTCGCGCATCTCCCCGGCGGTCACCGGGTCGAGCATGACCTCGCGGCCCATGCTGTCGTGGTCGGTCAGCAGGCGCCCGACGAGGTGCCAGGGCGCCTGACCTTGGCGCAGCAAAAAGTGGGTGGCGGCGCGGGTATCCATGTCGGTGGCATAGCACGCGACAGGGCGCTGCCCCGGATTGTGTCGCCTTGACGTTACACGGCGGGGCGGGGCCGCACGACAAGCGCGGTGGCGCAGACGCAGTTGCAATCTTCGCCCGGGTCACCGGAGAGCCCAGGCCCGCGCGTCTCGACCCCCAGCGGGGTGCGCCACGTCCCGCCGAGGGGTCGCGTCTCCCCGTCGAGGCGATCGTGGCGGCGGTCCCACATGGCGGCCATGGGGTCGGAGAGCCAGCCCTGCTCGACCTCGACGCCCACCCGGGTCGCCTCCGCGCCGCGAGCCTGCACCCCAGCGGAGTCAGACCGGATCGTCTCGGTGCGGGCGATGCGGAGCGCGCGGAAGGCCTCGAAGGCTTGGTCTTGGCGCAGGTTCTCGGCGATGTCGACCACGCTGAGCCCGTCGCGAATGCCCGCCTCGACGTGGAGGCGCACGCGCTCGCGGCTGTAGTCGGCGACGGCTGCGGCCCCGGTTTCCAGCTCTGCGAGGGTGGCCTCGGTGAAAGCAGGCAGCGGCACCTGGAGGTCGTAGCCGGGCAGGGCGGTGGCGGCGGCCTCCTCCCAGGAGGCGACCCAGGACGGAGACAGGCCGTCAAGCCAGCGGGCGCGGGCGTCGGTGAGGGAGCCCAGGACCTCGGCCCAGTCGACCGCGCCATACGACACGAGGCGGGCAGCGGTGCCACCCACCGTGCGCTCACCCTGGACGGCGGCCGGAAGGGCGGCCCGGATGCGGCGCTGGTAGGCGGCCAGCTCCTCGGCCTGTGTGGCGCGGGCGGCGAGTTGGATGCGCCGCTGATGCGGGGCGCGGCGGGCGTCTACAGCAGCCCACGTTGCCCCGCGGGTAGAGGCTGCGGCGGCCTCGGTGGCGGCCATCTCTGCCTCTGCGGCGGCTACGCGATCGGCGTCCAGGGCTTCGCGCTGGCGATCCCACCACGCGGCGTCATCGGGGCCCAGGATGCCCCACAGGGCGGTGGCGACGTCGAGCGGGGAGGGGTCGGCCTTGCGGCCGTCGATGGGCCTGACGCCGTTCGGATGGTGGCGTCGGTGCCACGCGCTGGCCTCGACCACCCAGCGGTCGGACGGGGGGCCGCCCGTGTCGACGGCCCAGGAGGCACGGCGCACCGTCTCGGGCTTTAGGCCGTCGCCGGCGTAGCCTTCGTCCTCCCAGCGCAGGCCCACCCGGAAGGCGGACAGAGCCGAGTTGGTGAACTTGTCGACCTCGCGGCGGGCGATCTGCCGCGGGGCGGCGGGCGCCTGACGCAGCCATGGGAGACCGCTGCGGGCGCTGGCGGCCCCTTCCCCGACCGCGGTGGGCTCACCACCCGGCGGGGCAGCGGACGGGGCAGGCTTGGGGTTTGGCGGCGCCGCAGGGGCCGGCATGTCGACCCCCTCGGCGGCGGCGGCCTGGGCCGGGCTCCATCCGAGGCCCACGAGGACCTGCATCCGGTTGATCGACTCAGTCCGCATGGCCACCGCGCCCGGATGGCCGGACAGATCGAGTCCGGCGGTGAACGTCGCGTCTGACTGGCGGGCGAGGCGGGCGCAGTAGCGGATCAGCGGCGTGAACAGGGCGTCGGCGATGATCTGAGCGAGCGTGGCGTCGCGCTCGTACTGCACACGCATCTCCACCAGGGCTGTCGCGTAGTTGGCCGCAGCCCCGCCGATCATGGTCGGGCTCACGCCGATGGCGGCCAACTCGGCATCGTGGGCCGCCTTGATCATCTCGGCGGCCTGAAGGTCTGCGGGCTCGAAGCCGGCGGGCACGATCTCGAACTCACCGCCGAGGGCCATCACGCGGCGGTCACCCTCGTAGCCCCCGCGCAGTTGCTCGGTGATTGAGTCCACGATCCGGGCGCGGGTGGCCTCGTCGATCAGCATGGCTGCGGCCGTCGGTGAGGTGGCGCGGATGATCAGGTCCACCCCGCCCTGACTGATCACGGTGGCCGTCTTTCGCATGGCCTGCGACTCGGCCTCGACGATGTCGCTCAGCGGCTCCCCGGCGCCGGTGCCCAGAAGTTCCTCGCCGCCGAGGCTGGCCGACACCCCACGGATGCAACACACTTGCTCCACCGGGTACAGGGTGCGGGCGCCGCTGGCAGGGCGGTACTCGACTTGATCGCCGGTGCTCACCCGCAGGATCGACACTTGGCGCGGGTGGAGGCGCGTGAGCGCGATCGGACGCCCGGAGCCCTCAGCGAGGGTTGGCAGCACCCACGCGACCCCGCACATGAGGCGATCGGCGACCAACTGAGCCAGGAGCCCCGAGCCGGTCTGTCGCGGGAAAATGGCCTTGGGATCGCTCATGTCGCCCGGGTCAGGCGAGGCGAAGAGATTGAGATAATCGCGCACCCAGGCGTAATTGCCGGCCGGCTCGATCGGCTTGCCGTTTCGGTAGACCCGGAGCGGGTAGGTGGCGATTGACTCCGACCGCTGGGTGACACCCGCGTAGAGGTAGGGGGCGCGGGCCATCAGGTTGAGGTCCGCCGCCGCACGGGGCTTTGATGCCACCCGCCCGACCGTGACCCCGGGGGACTGGGGGCGCAGCTCGATCGCGTTGGTGGGGACCGCGGGCGCCATGCGCACGAGGGCGCCGAGGCCAACGAGGGACAGTAGACGGTCGGTGAGGTTCATCGGAGCCCCATGGCGTGGCGAAACTGGACAACGTAGCGTAGCGCGTCGGCGCCGTGGTCGCTACAGGCGGGGTCAGGCTGCGGATCTACGCCATCCCGGTGCCGGCCCCACTTGAGGCCCTCGACCTCGCTGGCCACCATGGGGCAGGTCGAGAAGAAGCGCAGGCGGGGGGTGATCTCGGCCTGCGACATGCTGTCGACGGGGGCCAGGAGCGCTGCAACCAGCGTGATCCCGGCGAGGACTGAGCCCGGACCCTTGGCGGCGGGCGCGAGGGCGAGGCCCAGGCCAGCGGCCTCGGCGATGGCCCCGGGGCTCTCGCTGTCCGCTACCCCGAGGATGATCACCGGGCCGTCGGTGGCGCTCTGTGCGCGGATGGCCTCGCAAAAAGCGCGGTCGGTGATGGCGGGCTCCAAGGTGGAGCGCCGGTAGTACAGCTCACGGTAGACGTACAGCTCCCCGGTGGGGGATTCAGCGACCCAGACAGCGTGCGGCGCGCGGGCGCCCCAGTCGACGCCGAGCCAGCGGCGCCAGCCCCGCGGGATGGCGAAGGGTTGGACGATGTGAAGTCCGCGGCTGAAAGGGTAGATCGCCCCCTCTGGCGAGGTGAACGCGCCGATGTCGCGACTGGCCCGCTGCCACTTCGGGACAGAGGCGAGCATCATCTCGCGCCAGTCCTGCGGGACGTGGGGGTTGTCCGCGCCGTGGAGGTGGTGGACGACGAAGCCGGGCGGCGCGGGCTCCTCGCCGGGCTGGGGGTTGACGATCTGGCGATAGAGCCAGTCCGCCTGCCCGCGGAGGGGGGTCAGCGCCCACAGGCAGCGCCCCCGCTGGTCTACGAGGCGACTGAGGCCGGCGGTCAGACAGGCGCGGCTGTTCGGTTGCTCGTCGAGGCCCAGGGCGCGCACGTTGGCGCCTTCCCAGGTCTGCGGATCGGCGTCATACTGTGCATAGCACTTCGACACGATCACGCCGCCGCCGGGCAGGCGCAGCTCGGCCTCAGAGCGCTTGTCGTCCCAGCGCAAAAAGGTGGTGCCGGCGGGGGCCAGCTTGCGCAGGTGCGGGCGGATCTGCTCAACGGCGGCGGCGAAGGTGGGGGAGGCGACCCAGACGCGGCCGGGGCCCTCGGGGATCTGGTCGGTCGGGATGCCGTTGGAGAGCGCCCAGGCCAGGACGTAGCGCAGGGGCTTGCCCGAGGCGGCGGTGACGGTGGCGTCAATGCCGGCAGCCATGGCGATCAGCCACTGTGCAAGCGCTACAGATTTGCCTGTACGGTTCCCCCCGAGCATCAGCGTGATGAACACGCCGGCCCCGCACACGTTCGCCAGGGCCCGGCGCTGCGAGGTGCGCGGCGAGTCCCACAGGCGCGCGTAGGCGAGGGGCGCCTGCTTTGCATTGTGGAGGCGCGACTGGGCCGCGGCGAGGATGTGCGGCTCTACACTCATTCGTCGACGAGATCGGCGAGGGGGACACCGAGCGCCTGCGACAGGGCGCGCACCGTGGACAGGTGCGGATCGGCGTGGCCTCGCTCGATGCGATTGATTTGCTGGCGACTGACGCCCACGCGGTCGGCGAGGTCCGCCTGCGACAGGCCGCGCGACGCCCGCAGGGCCGTAACCGACTCAGCGCGCAGGCCCGAGCCCTTCACCCTTCGACCCCGTCGGGGAGGGTTGGGAGGGACGTGGCCCCGGCGAGGAGCTTGGCAGCCTCTGCGTCGGTGGTGACCTTGACCTCGTTGGGCGGCGTCGGTGTAGAGAGCGCGTCGGCGTTGATGTCGACCACCAGCGTAATCGCCTTGATCGCTACACCTTCGTCAGTCGACCCGATCAACTCCTTTAGCCGTGACATAGCCATGTCGGTCAGATCGGCCGCCTGCGCCTTTAGGGCGGTTCGGCGCTCGGCGATGTACAGATCCGCCTCTTTCCGCCACGCCGGCAAGCGCGCCCATCGGCGCACCTGCGACTCAGACCGATCGATCTTGTCTCCGATCTCACGCCAAGTCAGTCCGGCCACACGCAATTCAAAGGCCCGCATGATGTCGGGCTCCATGACTTCCGGGTCGTCATATTTGGTAGCCATGCCCTACCTCCATGTCACCACAAGTAAACCGGGCTCCAGTCGACTGACCGCCTCCGCCACGGACATCGGCGCCGGGGCAGGATGCCGCCGCGGCCACTCCGCCCACCCGATCGAGGGCAGCGCCAGCACGTCGAGGCGCTCGACCTCGATCCCGTTCGTGGAGGCGAGCCAGCGGGTCACACCCGGGGCCCCAGGGCCGATCACGGCGCAGGCCGCCAGCTCGCCCGGGGAGGCGACGGCCGAGGCCATGGCGAGGGAGGCCGCCATCGCGGCGGTAGCGATGCACATCAGGGCTCCTGGGCCAGCCCGCGGGCGAGGGCGTCGCGGAGGATGGTAGCGGCCGGGACGCCACGATCGGCGGCGAGCCGCTCAGCGCAGAGCCGTAGGTCAGGATCGACGCGAAAGGCGACGGTGACCCGGGGGCTCTCCCCGTTTGGCTTGCGGCGGCGGTCGATGCGGGCTGGTTGATCCATGCCACCAGCGTATCGCAAGCGGCGTAACCGCGCAAGCGGCTACACGTCGGGCTCGCGCCGCATGGGGTCGACCGATGGCAGCGCGGCGAGGATCGGGGCCGACGCTGCCCCGTAGAGGGGGTGCGAGACGATCCCCGCGGCCAGGAGGCGCCGGGTAGCGTCGGGCAGCTCCAGGCCCGACCACAGGGCCCACGCAGCGTGCACGCGCCAGTCGTCCGGCGGGGTCGTGACGTCGACCCGGGTGGAGGGCACGCCAGCGCGGCCGAGGGCCCGCAGCAACTCCACGGCGCCGGCCATGTGGGCATCATGCAGGGTGGCATCGGCCACGGGGTAGGCGGTGGCCCTGCCGATCGGGCCAGAGCCCAGCCAATGGGTCAGCGCGGCCCCGCACGAGGCCCCGGGGCGTGAGGCGGGAAACATGGCGCAGGCGATGGCGAGGAGAGGATCAGGGACGGACACCCGAACGAAGCGCGGGCGCTCAGGCAGGTTGTCGAGCTGGTCACGGGTCAGGAAGGGTCGGCGGGTCACAGCAAATCCCACAGTGGTGGGGGAAGTGTAACGCAAATCTGACAGCGTGAGGGGATTTTGAGCCGAAATCCCACAGCGCGTGGGGACAAAAACGGCCCCGAAGACCGCGCAAGCGACTTCCGGTAGGGGGGTCGCCTCGTCGAGAATGCAGTGAGTTGAGCCCGCTTAGGAGGATAGAACGTCGATGGGCACAGCGTTTAGGAGGATGCGAGAGGATAGAAAAATCATCCTACTTGACGAGAACCCGCACCACCACTGCGTTTGTGGGGATGCATAGGATAAACACCCCTCCAGCCCACCTCTACAGGAAAACGTAATCCCCTCCCACTGTGGGAGGAGATTTCTTCTCTCTCGCGTTGGGGTACCAATTCATCCTACTTATCCTACTGGGTTTACGTTTCTATACTTAGATCCTGGCTTTTTTCATGTAGGATGATCCTCCGCTTGCCTATTCTATCCTCCTGCATCCTCCTGTTGCTTAAGCCATCGACATTCTCGACGCCCCTCCCCCAGATCCCGGC